GTGATGTCCGCTCCAGCGTGGGTATGCGTAGGAATAGTTCCAGTATTAACAAAGTTAGTCCCATCGTGGACAAGGATGTGGTTGATGGCTGGCGTAGTGATGACCACATCAGAAAGAATGTCAATAGAACCAGTCGGACCTGTTGCTCCTGTAATGCCTTGAATACCTTGAGATCCTGTTGCTCCTGTTGCTCCTGTAATGCCTTGAATACCTTGAGATCCTGTTGCACCTGTAGCTCCTGTTGCTCCTGTAGCACCTGTTGCTCCTGTTGCTCCAACATTACCAACATAATAGGCAAGGGATGTCCACGCTGTAACGCCATTACCAGCTTTAATTAAGTTTGTGTCGGTCTCAAAACCTAACTCACCAATAATTAAAATTGGATTTGCAGCAGTCCACTGTGCAGCAGTACCTCTTCTTATTTGTATTTTAGATGCCATTAAGGTGTACCTCCATCTAAGATTGCAATATTAGTGTAAGTGTCACTTGGAAACCCGCCATCAATAGAAAAGTCTGCTACAGAATTTACCCAGGTTGTACCATTGTATACAATTATTTGATTTACTAAAGGAGTTGAAATAGTTATAGGAAAACCTTGAATAGAACTTACAGACATGTTAGTAAAGGGACCACTTAGGTCTCCCCCAGCATTCTGTAACTTTAACACAGTATTCATTGACTCTATCCTAACAAACTGAAGAGTATCATTCATAGTACTTAACCTAGCATTAAACTCTTGATTAGCTAGGGTAGTATTATTTCTTGCTGTAATGTCAAGTTGTTCTACTCTTTGGCGTAGGCTAGAAAAGATTCTATTAGTAACAGCTGTTTGAGCTCTTGCGGCAATTACACTTGACGTATCAACAGTAGGCGTATTAAGTTTAGAATTACTGGCCACTTAGACCTCCTCCTTATTGAAGCGTTTTATGTTTAAATAATGACAAGACTCTAGTAGCTTGTGAATTACCATCAGCTACTAAATCATAGTACTCTGCTAAGTATGGGGCAAGATCTGCACCATCAGCTGAAATAGTTGTGAAAGCAAACGTAGCTCCTGAGACTGGATCAGTAGTATAATTTAGGTGGCTAGAGAAAGTAGGTACCCACATAGGTACAAAGTTTACGGTAGATACAGTAGTTCCATATAAATACTCTACTAAGCTGTTACCTATAGCTAATGCCCCCTCTGGGCTATAGTAATTGAATTGAACAGGATCTTCTGAGGTTGGTGTATGATACCATGAGCTTGTGTATCCAGTAATATTTCCTAGTGTTGAAGCTAAAGATGTAATATTACCCATGCATATATGCATAGAGTTAAAAGCCTTAGGTGGCGTTAGTATGGAACCTCCCGAGAAGGTAGGGTTAAAAAGACCTCCATTACTAATAAAAGTATTAGAGAAAATTTCACTGGCCCGAATATAGGTTGCTCTTTGTGTCACATCTTCTAACAAATTTGTAAACTCATCTGGTAAAGAGTGAGTACTAACTTGGCCAAACCCAGGTAGAGCAGTTGTAGTTAAAGCTGTAGGAGTTAAAAATACAATAACTACTTCATTTCTAGAAAATCCTGCATTATATGCTGCTTTTTCTATACACTGTAGTATTAAAGTGTTACCTTCTACATTGGCTGCTACCGTAGACGAAGATGCTATATACTCATATGCACCTCTACCATTGTAAGTAAAAGCAAGATCAGCCATTTCCCAGAGTCCAACTTCGTAATAAATTACTAATTTTTTCTTCATTCCAGAAGCAGCTCCTAGGCTTGTTTGTCTATCTGCAATGGCTTTAAAAATACCATGGAAAGAAACTTGCTGGGTACCTGTACTATTTTGTATTTTGTACCCCTCGTCTCCTGTTCGCGTTTGAAAATCTTTTCCAAGAATAGTAAATGCAATTCCATGTTGATTTGTAGGATCAATTCCGTAATGTGTAGAAACAGCAGCATTTCTTGTTGATTGATTAGCTGCCATATCCTTACTTAAGAACCCTAATCTTATCTCATTCAAATCATGGTTAGTATTTACAGTACTAAGGTCAATTACTTTGGTTACTCGTTGATACGTAAAGCCTCTTGCAGTACTTGAATTAGGATTAGTATTAGGAGTTAAAGTACTATAAGTACCTGAGCCTAATATACCTAAACTTCCTGCACCTCTAGTGTGACAGGTAGTTCCAATGTTTCCTCCAGCTATGGTGAAAACGCCCAATGGATTTGGATCATCAGCATATCGATTTACTTGAATAGTATTTACTACATAAGTAAAGGTACTTGATTTGTATAAGGCTAACTTTGCATTTCTTTCAGTTAGGGTAGTAAATCTAGCTGTAGCTTCTTTTTGCCCTGCATGATCTACAATAGCATCAAAAACCTTTCCAAATTTAGGTTTAATAATAATACATCTATCCCTATATTTTGTTATTAGGGGATCTAAAATACTATCGAGGTCGCTATGATTAAGTACAAAGATACCACTAGGAGCAAGTGAAGCTAAAGTCCAAGGTAGACCTAAAGTTTGAGTTCCACTCTCTGGAGTTGGCGTTCCTTGTGCACGTTTAGTATTTATGTCATGAGATACGGTCCTAGAAAATGTCGGCCAACAGTTTCTAATACCATATAAGATAGTAATAGGATAGTTTTCCTGCCCAACTGCAACATTAGGATCACCTGCTGTACCTAATCCATATTTTCTAAGGTATTGTTGGGCAAGCATAGTAGCACCAGCAGCCGCTTCAAAGGGAACTATTCCATAATTTCCTGTAGGGAAACTTCGTTTAAAATAAGCTATACCACTAGATATCCACCCATCATTAGCATCATATTCAGCTTTACTTATTGGTTTTTGTGCTAGGAAATTTAAACCCTTTGCTGTAATTAGTGCTTGCGTTGTTTGAGTACGGAGTATTAAGTCATTTCCTATTTCAGCTGCATCAACAGCAGCCCAAGAATTAGGCATATCGTTCCTAGGGAAAGAACCAAAGTGATGACTTAGAACAGAAATAACTGATCCCGCTGGCGCTGTGTAGGTTCCTCCTACCCCTGGTTGACTAAGTTCTGCAATAACAATATTAGCTGTATTTGCTACTGTAGTACGTGTAGCACCCACAACAACTCCAGCTGGAACAAGACCAGCAGATGTATGCGCTGAAAAGACTTCAGTAACTAAGTTTGTTGTTCTAGATATATAACCAATTCCATAAACCCATAGGTGATCAAGAGCGCATGACCAATGTGTTGACTTATCCCAATAAGCTGTAGGTTGGTTTGGCGTATTAGCAAAAGGCGTATTTAATATAGTTGTAGTACTAATTTCGTTGTTTAAATTAGCAGTAGTATTTTGATTACTTCCAACAGCGGTAGAAATAACATAATCGTACAGACCCCTTCTATTAAGAGCATTATCAGCAGCAAGATACCATAGTTGTTTTCTATTACAATCAAAAATAGTTTCTTCATCAGCAGTACTATATGATGATACGCCACCCCCATTTATAGCTGTTCCATCTGATTGCCAGTTAGTAAAGAAGCAACCAGTTCTACTAGGAATACCACGGCCAGGATCTTTAAAAAAAGTAATATCATCGTAAGCAATACTACAGCCAGCTAAATATCCATTAACTCCAGTAGTATTTGGGTTATTCCATGTTGCTGAATTAAAAGAATCAAAGGTAGTTGGAATATTTATTTGATAGCCAGCAAAAACCGGAGTAGCATACATAGACCTACCAGGAAAAGAAGCGGTACCCATTACTAAGGCTTTAGAAATACCATCGACTAGATTGCCAACATAGTGGTAAGAATCACCGTTTCCAGTATACTCCCAAGTATTACTTTCAGTACCTGTACCCGCACCACAGAAGTAAACTACATCTGTTCTTCCAGAATCTAAACCAAACAAAAATTCTCTTAGTTTTCCATGGGTGTTAGACTTATCGGAATAAACATAATTAGTACATAGTACACCTGCGGGTCTAAAGTTAACAGCCATATGATTTCTCCCAAGTAAAGCTTAATGATTTTAGTAATAAAGTATTTGTTGGAGTAATGTTATCCATTAGGCATCCCCCCCATAGCCCCACCTAGGCTCTGATTCATCATGTCTGTGCCTTGTTGGATCATCTCTGGTGGGAGATTCTGACCACCAGTATTCTGAAGATCCTGTGATGCATAGTTACCAGCAGTGTTAGCAGCAGACTGTGCAAACATTTTCTGCATTTCCATCTGTTGTTCAGCCTTGGCCTTCTCCATTTGTTCCTTCTTAATTTCCTCTGCGCTGCGTACCCAGTTGGTAGCATCAAAGCCAAGGGATGTAATAAGGGCACGGGCATAGGACTCCCACTTAAAGGATCCTGCTGCTTCTGGAGGAAGGTTCCTGACCATCTCACCCATCTGAAGAAGCTTAGTGATATCGGACTCACGGCTAAGTGATTGGAGACCAGTCAAGATTTCAATGTTCAAGATTCCATCTACTTCATCAAACTGTTGTGCCATTCTCTGATCAATTTCATTATTCTCAATCATAAGGTAGATGGTACGCTTGATAATTGGAACCATGAAGTCTCTTGCAATGGCGCTGAATGTACCGCCTAGGATGGTCTCTAACTCATTACCCACGGCACGGACGGCTGTAGCCGTTACACGGTCTCCTGTGGGCATAGCGGCGGTCTGTAGGAGGAAGCCTTGGCCTACCTCCTTACGCATCTGATCCACGGCCTCGGAACAAGCCTTGAGCTGGGATCCCATGGTCTCGCTAGGTGTGATGGTAAAGACATCATTCTTTCTGGCTGGAACCCATTGACCATTCTGGGCTACAGAGAGATCATCAATTTCTGTAATACCTGCTGGGTCTACACCCATGAAGAAGGTAGAACCTGCGGCCATACCTTGGATTAAGGCACGGCTATAAGACTCTAGGGTCTTGATATCAGAAAATATATCTTCCACATGGGATCGGCCATAATCCTCACCAGCAATGCTAGCCCAACGAAGAATGATATAAGGAAGCACATCGTAGTACCCGGTCTCAATATTCTTGCTGTCCAACTCTTTTTCGACTTTCCAGTTTCCTTCTTCAGTTTGGGATACTCGGATATAGACGGTCTTATAACCCGTTTGGGTTTCTTCGCCTGATAAAAAGTCGTAGAAATTTGCTGGTTCCTCGTTACTTGGGGAAATAAATTCTAAATAAATAAACTCTTTGATTGATCCATTTACGTCGCGTCGAACAACGAACTGATCAATACGGATAACACGGAATGAAAAGTCATTCTCCATAACAATAAGAACATCTCCAATAACAATAAGATGCTGCATAGCTAGGTATGAGATCTCTCGTAGGTTGTTTGAGATTAGTTTCTTATATACTTGGAAGGATAACTTACTAAGGTATTCTGAAATGTCTGGAGTAGGCTCTCTACCATTCTTTAAACCAAAGGAAAAGAAAGGAGTATCATTTAAGGGAATGAGTACACTGAGGATTTTACTAGCTAGGGATGTTACTCCTCGGGCTTGGACAGATGAGTAAGTTTGAAAAAGGTTATCCGCTCCAGTCATTGACTGAAATGGTAATAGGGTCGGTACGGTAATAGCTGTACAAGCCCTTGCCTTATTTAACTTGTTGTCACGCTTAGCATGAAGCGTCATCCATCTGTCTTTAATAGTCTTCTCAGAGTTACGCATTAGTGCTCCTTAGGATGGTCTAGTTTCTTGTTCGTAGCCAGGTCTGTCAATGGTTGGAATATTCAAATTGAACCCACCACCAAAGTCGCTGGACTCTTCTTTGGTTTGTCCTTGCATCTCTTGGAAGGTTGCAGCTTCTTGTTTTTCTTGTTTTTCAAGACGAGCTTTCTTAAAGCTTGCCTCATTCTCTCTTTTAGAAAACTCTAGTTGACGTTCACGATCTCGTTCAGCACGGAACCTAGCTTCAGATTCTATTTGATATCTTTGCTGTAATTCCATTTGACGGGTTTGTAGTTCTTCTTGTCGCCTCATTTGAGCATCTTGCTCGGCTTGGGATAATTGACCACCACCACCGCCTTTGTATGCTATACCTGCTCGACACTTAGGAGAGTCAGGATTTATTATGAATAAGAAACTAGCCATGACTTCCTCCTTGTGTATCAAACATTGTTTTTATTTTTAGGATCACTTCCAGTTGCCCCGCCTTGAAGCCCCTTTCGTAATCCTTTAACTTTAGATCGCTCGGTGTCAGAACTATGGTCTTCTCCAGGAACTGTAGCAGTTCCCTGCTTATCCTCAGATTTTCCTTCATCCTTCACCCTCTCATTTCTGTAATCATTAACTGTTTTTAAAGCAAGGTAAAGGTCAGGGTCCCTAATGAACCCTGCCTTCCACCTTGCCAATAATATACTAAGCTTGTTCATTTGTTTTCACCATTATATTAAGATGAAAAGATTTTTCATTGGGATCAATCTTCTGATCTTCAAGGTTTTCTTTGAGGTTATCTAAGAATATACTCACCATATCCATGTTATTGAATCCAAGATCTAATGTACAATGATTTAACTTAACCAACTTTAGGGTTTCGGCTAACGCTAAATCCATATCATACTCGGACTCTACAAATAATTGAGACATGGCTTGCTCCTTATTAAATTAATTCACAACCCCCAGCCGTACAGGCTAAGGTTTGTGACCCACTTGTTGTGTCTTGCTTCTCATACTTAGAGAGCAGACTCCAGTCAACTGATGTAGGCATTACCGCATTCATACTGTTGTACACTTGTTCTGTGATTGATTCAAATGGTGCTTGTTCATAACAGTGATTGTCTGTAGGAAGGAAAGAAACACCAGACACATAGTGCCAATGGTTCCATACCCAGCTACCCACCTTTAAGAAGTCACCATCTGTATAGTTTACGGTAATACTTGGCTTGTGGTCACAATACCAGATTTGATAAGCCAACCAAAGATTAAGGTGACCTTCAGGATTGATTTCCTTTTGGGTGATACCAAAGTCTGCTTTGATTGGGAAAGAGAATACAACCATATGCTCAGGATTACTACGGAGTACTTCCCAAGGAATACCTGAGTCCTGCATAAACTGAGTCATAGGTGACTTAATAGGCATCTGCATCCTACGGATATAGAACTTATCAAACCTAGGATGTAACCCACTGGCTGTACCTGCCACACAGGATGTAGTTCCTTCTGGCTTAATGCATGTAATAGACCTACTAGGGTCGATACCAAGGTACCCAGCCCAAGTCTTATTTGTAGCATGAGCCACATGATGCAAGGCCTCTAAGAGCTTCTGTAACTCCTCTGGACCATGACCACCATTAGTAAGATTGTTGTCAAAGATACCCGTCATAGAGACACCTAGTAGGTGTTCTTCTTTACAGTTTTTTTCAAACTGATTTTCATCATTAGTTTGAAAGTAAGAGAAGTCTGTTAAGGCTGACTGCATGGTACCTAGGATGGTAGCCATACGGATCTTATCAATGAGTTGTGGAGCTTGATCATCTGGCCTGACAGCCACAGTACTTAGGTTACAGAACTGATTAGATCGGAGAATGATTTCCGAACATGGATTAGTACCATACTTATGACCCGCAGTGTCACGACCAGCCCTCTTAGCGAAGTTAGTCATGGCTTCACGGTTACAGATACCTCGTTCACCTGAGTGGGAATCATATAATGAACCCCATTCCTGAAGGAAAGTACCTAGGTCTGGCTTAGTCTCATAAACAGCTGAGTTGTTACTTAGGCTGCGTTGTGAAGAACCTTGCCACCAAGGACCACTTTTGGCCTTAGCCATCTCACGATCAGATAGGTCTGATAACGAAATCAATGCAGAGCGACGAACGCCACCTGAGATGATTGAATCAGCAATCTGACAGACAAGATCATGTACCTCAATAGGCTTAAGTCGCCTACCCTTAGCACTATAGAAGATGTTAGCGGTAAACTTAATTAGACGAACAAAAGGAGCTGGTCCTGATGCTCGGCCACCAAAGGTCCTAAGCCTTACTCCTGATGGTCTAATCTTACTGAAATCAACTGTAGTGTGACGACCATTGTAGAGATCACTAAGGAACTTATAATAGGCTTCTGCCCACCCTTCTCGGGAATCTTCTACTACAATACTACCTCGATCTGTAGATACTAGTTCACTAGGGACTGGAGGTAGTTGATTAACTTCATTAGCTTCTACAGAGAAGCCTACACCAGTACCACAGGCAAGCGTATACAGGATGTTACTAAGGTCCCTGACTCGGGAAATGGCTATGTAACAGCAGTTATATGCCGCTACATCATCCTTATCCAAGGCGGGACCTGCGGTCATAAGAGCCCTCATGGAGCCAAAGACTTGACGATCCTTCATCATATTACGAGCGATAACCAAGTCAGCTTTAGCTTCCTTAGGAAATAACTTAGTCTTAAACCTAGTCTCAAAGTAATTGAAGTAACGGTCAACCGCTTCCTCCCATGACTCTCGTCGCCCTTCAGCTTCAATCCAGCGGCAATACTTATCTACCGCAACGAAATCTTCAAATACCTTGCTCATCAAAATCTCCTGTATCTAGGTTCAAAATGTTTCTAACAGTTAGGTTATTTGGACCCCATAGGGTAATCTTCCTGTTGTCCTTATCAAAATCACCATCTCGTAGGATCCTTACGGACCTAGCTTGGGCTATAGCAAACTCTTGGCGTGTCATTAGTGGCACCTTATCCTCAGGACGCTTAGTCCAATCTTCTTCAAGGTAGAGTTCAAGGATCTTATGATCCCATTCTTCCCTAGGTGTAGCCTCTAGGAACTTCTTAGCCTTGGCTGGGCCTACCTTCCAGAGACCCCAGATGTTATCTGTGGTGTCACCAGTCATCCATTGTTGATAGAAGAAATTGTCTCCTTCTTCTTGGGTAACTTCTGAAGCATCGGGTTCCTTATCTGGGTTCCAATGCCACCCAGGGATCTGCCTAAGATCCTTGTCTACGGTAACACTGATAGCCTTACCGCAGGATGCAAGCATACCCATGAGATCGTCTGCCTCTAGGCAATCAACACAGCGGGACATAGTCTCAGCTACATTGTAGATAGTCTCAATAGCATATTGCATACAGTCGGGCTTTGGTTTATCTTCACGATGCATCTTATAACTAGGCCAGAACATCCTTCGATAGTTCTTAGACCTAGGACAAGACATGGCAATATAAACAGTATCACAACCTTCAGGTGTCCAGTCCTTGACATCCTTAATTATCCTTTGTTCTAATCCATCTATACCCTCAGAGTCAGCCCAGAAGGCTGCTCTGTAGGCAATAATATCTCCGTCAAGAATTGCTTCCTTCGGTCGGTTCATCTATATCCTCCAGTTCTAAGAAACCCATATCCAACCATTCATCTAAGTACTCAATTACTTCTTTATCGAGATACTTGATTGTTGAACCATTACTAATAACAACATCAAAGAGATCTTCATAATCAGAATGAGCAAAGCTAAAGCTTGCCTCAATAGCGTTAGCTAGGATTTCACTTTCGTGAGTCCTCCAGCTAGCTTGATCCTCTTCTAGTTTACGACCACCAGAATCTACAAAGATCTGGGTAGCTACTAGGTCACGACCTAGGGCAAGTTCATTCATGAACCTGACATCATCTTGAATAAGGAGATACTCCCAATACTTACTATTGTTAGTCTTCTTATCTAATTCAAGAACCATGTACTCCTGAATCTTTTCATAGGTTTGATTGACCCAGTAGTCTTCATCCTCTGCTCTCTTAATTGCACCAAACTCCTGACAGTATTTACGATACTCATCGGGATGGGTCTTCTTATCAAACCCTGCGTCCTCTGCTGCCTTCTTTAAAGATGCAGCAAAAGGAAGCAAGACAGGAATGTATCCTTTATCGAAAGCACGTTTAGCAATGAAGTTAGCTAGGGTGGTCTTCCCTACTCTGCCCTTCCCGCTGATCTGAATTATTCGCATCTTGGATCTCCTGCCAATGTCTAATGATATAACCTAATCCAATTTCACCGTTGTTGTAATTAATTACAATCGGATGATTCGGGTTAGAAGCTACAAACTCGGTTACTTGTCTTATAAACTGTACTGCTTTATCCATTAGTCAATCGACTTTAGTTTAATTAAACAACGACTAATAATGTACAAGCAACCTAAGGCCATGCCACCAATAATTAGGTACTGAGAGTTAGGAGAGTCAGCTTGCATAAGCCCAATTACAACGGGACAGATAGAGACCCAGAACTCAGTAGTCTTAGTGCCTGGTTTAATTTCATCCATTAGTGTTTACCTCGGTTAATACCCTTAGGTACAACCCTAAGGTTCTTGGCAGAGTTGTTTTGGGGATTACCATCCTTGTGGTCGATGTCCTTACCATCGCCCTTGCGAACTCGGCCTGTCTTAGTAGCAGCTCTACGATTCTTATTTCGTTTAACTCGGTTGTTCTTCTCTTCTTCAGAGGCTTGGAACTTAGCGTACTCGTCTTTATAATTCCTTGGCATTGCCGTTCCTTTCTAAAGCCTTGATCTCGTTGTTATAATCCTTCCAGATATGGTCGGATTCTGTAGCATCAAAGCGATTAAAGAACTTAGCAGAGACTCGCAGGGTAGAGATTTCCTGTGCTTGGCTAAGGATAATTGAATCCTTATCTTCAAGAGCTTTCTCTAGGCGGTCTATATCATTCTCTGCAAGAGCATCATCTCGCTTTCGTATAGCCATATAGAGATTACGATTGTACTCATAGTCTTCTAACAAATCAATAGTATCCTTCCGTTGTACCACGGTAAGGGGCTTCTTGTCGTTAAGAAGAATCTTAACAATGCGTTGTAGGTCACCAATAATAAATGTATCGTTAAATGTAAAGTCGGGAAGCATTAGTGTGTTTCACTCCAGTTAGAACCAATCTTAAATTCTGCTTCAATCAGACAATCACACTTAAGCAGTTCTCCTGCTTTAGTGGCTGATTCGCAGAGAATCTTACCAATTTTGTGTGCTACGTCAGGATGACATTCTAATTGAAGTTCATCATGTACGGAGGCAACCCAAGCAAACCTACCTGAACATTCCATCAGCAAACGCTGGTTAGCTACACAAGCCCAAGCCTTAGCGATAAGGGCTCCTGATGATTGTAGTAAAGAGTTAAGGGCAGCATGTTCTTTACGGATCTTGATAGGTCTCCAATTGAATGGTATGACCTCTCCCTTACCTACAGCATCAAACCTACAGCGATCAATTAACTTCTTTAACCCAGGAATGTTATTGAGGAGATCCTCTTTAACTTTCTTAGCTTTATAAGTTGATACATTGATGGTCTTACCAAACTTAGTATCGCCACCACCATAGAGGAAACAGTAGATAGCTGTCTTAGCTGTGTTACGATCCCCTAAGTTCATTGCCTTTTGGTTGTGAGTGTGGATGTCACCCCTTACAACTTCTTCTGCATATATCCCTTTGTCATAGGGAAATAGATAATGTGCTAACATTCTAAGCTCAAGTCCCTTGAGATCTGAGCCTACTAAGACCCATCCATCCCTAGGCTTAAACAAGGCACGGGCACGTGGGTCTGAGGATACCTGTTGCATATTAGGTTCCTTAGCTGACATTCGTCCCGTGATTGTACCTAGGGTGTTGATGTACCCGTGGATACGACCATCCCTAGATATCTTAGCTCGGGCAATCCAATCAGATACTTGGCTCATGAGTTTAATAATATCAAAGTAAGAGCAGAGGAACTTAGCCTCTGGGTATTCTAACTGAGATAGAACATCATGGTCAACTCTTGGGTTTCCCTTTTCGGTTTCTTCTGGCTCGAAATTATATTTTTCAGCCAAGCGTTGTGCGATCTGGAGTCTTGATCCAGGGTTAAAGACTTCGATCTTATTTTTAAGGATTTTCCCTGTTTTCTTAGAGATTCTAGTAATGACCTTGTCTGGGAAGATCCCTCGCATATCATCTTCAATTTTAGACTTTTCAATTAAGAGTTCCATTTCTAAGGCTAAAGCCTTCTCTAAATCAAATCCGAAACCGTTCTCGACTTGGTGTCTAATCATCTCTGCTACCACATGCTCCATACGAATTGCTCGGCTATACTTGGTATAGTGTGGATGAGCCTTGAGCTTATTGAATAGAGCTATGGTAACAACAGAATCTTGGACACAGTAGTCACCCATAGTAGCGTTGTATGTCTCCCATCCACCAACATAATCTATCTTAGGAAGACCTAAGGCTTTACCCCAAGCTGCCAAGGAATGCGATCCTTCCTCGGTAGGTGGGTCATCAGCATAGAGCATCCTAGATAAGATTAATGTATCTAATACATTCTGGTATGGTTGTTTATCTAGAGAACCAAAGAGTCTTTCGATAAGTGGGATATCAAATCCTAAGACGTTGTGGCCTACAATGGTATCAGCTGATCGTAGCATCTGGATACCTTGGTCCATGTTGTCTTGTTCAAATAGATACTTCTCTCCTGAGTCTACATCTATAACAGATAGACACCATACCTTGGTGGCTTCCTTATGATACTCTTTCTTCTTACCAGCAATAACCTCATTGAGGCCATTGCTTTCTATGTCAAATGCTAATATCTTCATATCGGTATAGTACTTCTCCTTCAGCGGTCATTACGAATGGGACATCCATTAACTTGGCTGTACGGTCATTATAGTATAGTGCCGTAGCAACACCACGACGACCACCCTTACGATTCTTAAGTACACGAATATTGGTAGTATTGCATGTCAAAGGATCTGGGTGTTGAGCATTACGCTCCAAGGCAAATACATTATCAGATAGCTGGGCAAGTGAACCTGAGCCTCTGAGGTCACTGAGGTTAACTCGGTCACCCTCGTCTACATTCTTATCTGTCTTCTTGATGTGGGAGATGGCATGGATGGTGACACCCGTGCGCTCTACGATCTCACGAAGCTTCTTCATGATGTCATCTAACACCAAGCGTTCGTTGTTAAAGTTATCTCCACTAGAAGATAGCATCATGTTACCTAACAGTGTAAGGTGATCTACAATAAGAACCTTACAGTCGAGGCCAACAGCCATGTACTCTAACCTATTAATAATATTAGATACATTAGAGTTACCAATGTGATCATAGAGATACAAAGGTAACTCGGCAACTTCAGCCTTAGCTTTCTTATATTCTACATCTGTAAGGTTGTCTTCGATACCTAGGTCTACAATCTCTTTGCCATTGCGCTTGCGGAGATCATTGAGTTGTCGTTGAGACATGATCTTTCTGATAGGCTTGCCAAGCTTCAATGAGATGAGATCATCTACAGTTTGCTCGGGTGATTCTTCTAGGAATACACAGCCTACAGCACGACCCTGATTGAGGTGGTCTACAACTAGTTCTCTGATGATAGTGCTCTTGCCATGCCCTGTAGCACTAGTCCACAGGTTAAGCCTACCGCTGTCTTGACCAATCATGAAGTTAGTTAGAGTATCCCAAGGGTACTCGTAGACATCTAACTTAGATACCTCTGAGTCTTGGATGACTTGAGACACATGCAAGATAGAGTCTGGGCTGTATGTCTTAGCATTCCAGTAAGCAGCCAGCAGTGAGCTTGATTCCGCATTGACAAGCATTTCATTGGCATCCTTCCGTGGAAGGCTCATGATCTTTACCTTACCAGGTGGCATGATATCAGCCACTTCTCTAGCAGCTTTCTGCCCTGGTTCATCCATATCAAAGCACAGAACAATAGTTTCAAAGGAATTAACAAAGTCGTAGTTTTCTTTAAAGCATTTGACGGCTGAGTTAACACCATTGGGAATGGATACCACAGGGTACTTGTTATCGAACAACTGACTCATGGTCATGCAGTCGATGGCTCCCTCGGTAATACAGATACGCTTACCACCTTGTGATGGGAACAAGTGCTGACCAAAGAACTGTAGTCCCTTGGTATCTCCTAGCCAGTAGAATTGTTTATCTACTGTTCGGATATGCTGCGCTTGAACAACACCAGATGAGTTTTGGAAAGACTCAATCTCTATTTGATTAGCACCTGTGGTGTAGCCATACATCCTACAAGTCTTTTCATTGATTCGTCGGTGTGGTAGGTTTTCTACCTCGCCTACTTTAAATACTACTGGTGGTGGGTTACTCATTGTGGTAACGATATCCTCTACTACTGGGGTTACTATCGAATTAGTATGAACATGGTACTCACAAGCAAAGCAGTGTGCATGACCATCGTCATACACATTTAGGTTATCGCCTGAGCGATCAAATCCCTGTGCAGCACAGCGAGGACATCGTTTCTTATTGACGACTTTAGATTCAGATTCCATATTCTTCCGTTTCAAAGAGGGTTAAGGGTATAAACTTATCTACAATACCATCCTCTTTCATTAGGGTATTGCAAATTTCTGCTGTTTTTATTTTGTATTGGAGCTCAGTTAAACCTGAGGAAGCTAGGGAGAATCCTATACGACAGATTGGTGGTCTGAATTCATAGATAGAACATAGGTTGTTATCTAAATGAATACATGATCCATCTTCTTTTAGGTATTCCTTAGGCCACCCAGGTACTAGGTGAACTCGTCTACAACATGCGCCACAAGATGTACAGGGGAATTTCATTAATAGCTACGGTGGGACTTGAACCCACAAACCGTGAGGTGTCAGATTTTAAGTCTGATGCGTCTGCCAATTTCGCCACGCAGCTAGATAGACATTAGATTTTAGGACGTATACTAGGATTCCTACCTGTATGTGTCATATAATGAGCAATCTCAGATTTCCATCTTTTTATCATATGACAGACTGAACTAGCAGAGAGATTATATTTAGCTCCTGCTTCTGTTGGAGGTAGTCCATCAATGTACATAGCCTTTAGTACCAGTCTAAGTATAGGTGGTATAGACATTTTTTCTAATAACTGACTAAAACTAATATTTTCTTCTAGGTTATTTAAGGCTTGTGTACAAGACTTGTCTACATAGTTGCTTCCTATTGTACCCATACCGCTAGGGTTATTTAAAGATACAGTAGTAGGTTTTAATGTAGGTTTAAATAATCCATCTGCTTCTCTTTTTCTAGTGCAGGTTAGAGATCGGATCTTATCTGTACGAATCCAGCAGGCTTGTTGAAAGGCGCAGTGAAGTGGTAGGTTCTTTCGTATCACAGCAGCTACAGCTTCTGATGCAATATCTTCACGTGAAAAGGAACCACCAGATATAACAACCAATTTAAACAACCTCTTTTCTACAATCCGTAGTGTATCTTTAATATCTTTATCAAGGTATACAAGGGGTGTTTTATTCATCAATAGAGGTAGACCATTGAGCCAGTAGGATACTTAGATCCTTAGCTGTAGTTGTATTATCTCCATCAATATCTCCTGCTGGGGTGCCCATGTTGTTATTGAGCAAGGCTAGGTCAACAGCGTCAACTTTGCCATCCATGTTCAGGTCTGCTGATGCATAGAAGTGGCAGGTAAATTCGCCAAGCGACTTAGCACGAACATTGGTTGCTACTGAGTACTGGACCCAAGGGGTTGATAGACAACCTACATCGGGAGGAAGATTCCATAGTAAAACCTGTTGATTCTGTGATGTAGACACTACGACGGTAGGGGCCAAGGAATCAAATAGAACCTGATTACGGAATGAAAACCAGTTCCACCCTCGGAAAGTTGTACCTGAGGCTTGACTGATGATGTCTTGGTAAGAGACTTCTGGGTAAGTAAGTTTAATTCGCCAAGACTTTTGCACGTCAAATGCTCGGGTGTTGAAGTCCACCACAAATCCAACATCCTCTTCTTCTGCATTTACACAGGTAATTATAAACCCGTGAGTATCTGTCCGTGTGACTGTTGCGGTCTTATCTTTAATGATAAGAGAGTTACCTGTTTCAGTTTCATCTTTTCCTACATGCTCAACTACTTTGATCCCATCATAGTTGAGAGGCATGAGGCGAAGGCCCATATACAAAACATACATTGCAGTTTCCATAGTAATCCTTTGTTAGATTTTAGCACTTCCATTTGCGAAGTGATTTATTAATTCGGCTGTCTGGGTCCTTGGCTGTTTCAGCGCTTGTTAGCTTTTTCTTCATGCCCTTCATACGAGCACAGAAAGAGTCACGCCTACTACCGCCTTCAGGTTGAGGAGCCTTTAGTCCAGGTTTTCCTGGGTGATCTGCATTGTAAGACGCACGACCTTTAGCATTTAATCCACCTTCGGGATTTTTTCCTTCTTTTCGTGTCCATGCGGGTGTCTTATTTTTTTCTGATTTTTTCTTCATGGTGTTTCCTCTTTCTTGAAGCAATCCCAGCCCATCCAGTGCGCCGTGGCGAAGGCATTTTCCGTTATTCTGCAATCGGTCGGTGGGTGCTTTGTTTGGCAAAACAGCCTCCGCGCCTCGTCGCGCTCCTCGCGGAGTAGTTGGATTTCCTTAGATGCCTCATCCATCAACCCGTATGGATACCCATCTTGATAACCATGTGTGTCCATTCGGTCTAGTAGAGTATCCCGATTTATTTGGATGAGTTCTTCATTAGTTTTTTCTTTCATTGTGTTTCCTTGAAGCAATCCCATCCACGACCTAAAGCGTAAGTTTCAGCACAATTAATTCCAGAATCGCGTTGCTTACATATTTCTCGCCTTGCTTCATCTCGTTCTCTTATCAGAGTTTCACGGGTATCTTCATAAACAAACAGTTCAATATCTTCTAGTATTGCCACATTGAATGGCTCACCTAATTTATATAGCTTTTTACTTATAAGAAACTCTTGTAAGGCTTTAAACCCAAGTAAGTTATTAGAGGCAATACAAATGGGAGTAAGGCGTAGTAAGTCATTACTTGTTATAAGGTAAGTATACTTATTCATTACTTCATCCTTCCTTTCTTAAACTTCTTGTTGTTTTCATCTGCTTCGTTTGGTTCTACAGTTACAAGAACCATAGCATCAGAGTTTATACTAGCAATTTGCTCTACGTATTTAACCTTACCAAGCCCAAGAAAGTCAACTCCAATAAGAATAAA